TCGGTAAATTCGCCGACAATTTTACCGCATTCTTTAACACATAATTTACCACTGAGGGTGTTTAGCGTAAGAATTTTTGCAGTACGAGCAGGATGTTTGCGCTCGATATAATCTATAACTTCAGCTCTACGCTCATAAGCAATGTCGTTATCTACATCTGCCAACAAGCTTCCGTCAAGATAAGTGATTCCATCTTTTTCGGTTTTACGAGCACGACTTTTTGAAACAAACCGCTCAAAAAACAAATTGTATTCTACAGGGTCAACATTAGTCACTCCAATAAGATACAATACAAGTGATCCAGCCGCACTACCTCTTCCTGGGCCAGTGGGAATATCGTTCTCGTGGCAAAAGTTTAAAATGTCCCAATTCAATAAAATATAATCAATAAATCCTAGTTCATCTAATATTTTTAATTCTGATTTTGCACGATCAAAGTATTCTTTTTTATTATCAAACTTATCGATTCCGCGATCGTATACGCCTTTATGACATAGTTTACGAAGAAAGTCAAAGTTGGATATGTCTGGAGATGTTTCCAGCATTTTATAATACTTCTCTTCGATTTTAATATTTGGAAGCCGCACTCCTGGAGGAACGCAGTCTTCATAAGTTGTAAATTGTTTTGTAAATTCGCTCATACTTCTATTTCCCATATCATTTTTTTAAATACTTCAAAATTAACATTAATGTCATACAAAGCATCATGCAACATTTTCTCGTCAAAGTCAACATCAAAATCTTTGCAGCACTGTTTTAAATTGCAACTCAAACCTCTTTCAATCAGGTGGTTGAGTCGATATTGCCAAGCAAGAAAGTCGTCATCTTTATCTAACTTGATTCGCTTCTTGAGCGCTTTCGCTAAACACAAGGTATCAACAAGGTGCTCTGTGTAGCTATAATCAGCTTGAGCCTTTGAGTCAACAAGTTTACGATGTAGATTGTGCATGTAAACATCAAAGCCTAGTAGGTTGTGTCCAACCTTAAGATAAGAGTCGTCATACAAATACTTCTCTAAATGATCAAGCGCAGCTTTTGGGCATGTTGCTTTCTTTTTATACTTCGCTTCTGTAAATCCTGTAATTTTTGCAGCCTCCGGGGATACATGAAGCTCATCCCATTTGAGCCAATAATCTTTAGATTCCACAATTTTATTATTCTTTATCACAAGAAATGCTAATTGCCAAGGCTTATTGTTTGCAGTTAAGTTGAGATTACAGGTTTCGTAATCAAAAACAAGATAATTTTTGTTCTTTTGAAATCTAAGTAGTGATTCTTTCATTATTCTCCTTCCAGCTTTCGAAGCAAAATTCATTGCTGCCGAAGTGATCTAAATTTGGTTTACTTAATGTTTTGTTTCCAAATGTTCTGCCAGTAATACATTTATATGTTTGTAGAGCAGTTACATCTGATTTATTTTTATAATATATACTTTTTGTATATTCCACTTTGTTGTTGTTTTTAGAGGCGTAGTTTTTTACTTTTTGTTCTAGGAAATTGTCGAAAGGTAAGCCGTTTTGTTCAATAAAGAATGTTGGCTTTGTAAAGTCAAAACTTGGTGTGCAGTTTGCAAACTTCATAAGATTGTTATAAATAAAACTATCATAAAAAGGTATTGCTAGAATAAGATGGTTATCGTCCCAATGTTTCTTTAGAACCTTGTGATCCACGCAGTTGTAATGTTTAGTAAATGCTTCACTATATATTGTGTTTAGTAATCTGCATCCTTCGGCGTCTCGCGCAAACAATACAATTTTGTGTGAACTCTTTACAGATTCTTCTTTTGGATCAACACTTGCATTCTCTCTCATGTCAATGCGCAATCCAAAGATAAGTTTTAATTTTAAATTGTCCGCATTTTTCTTGGCTTGAAGAAATCCTGTTAAAGAATCCTCAACAAGAATCACTTGTTTTAATTTATTTTCTACAGCAATACTAAAAACACTGTCTGATCCGCCTTCTTTATGTGTAATTGGATCATCCAGAGTTAATATACTCTTGCCGATTGAATAGTGGCTTTTAAATAAAGGTAACATGCCAACTATTTTATCAAAACGCAATGACATTGTCAAGCTTGAAAAGTTATAAACACACAGATAATTTCAATTGACATAACCCCAACTAAATGTTACTATTTAAAACATAATATGGATATAAAAGTAAAAAAAAGAAATGGTCGTCTTCAGGATTTTATTGTCGAGAAGATTAATACTAATGTAGAGCGTGCGTGTGAAGGAGTGTCCGACGTTTCAGTCAGTGAGATTGTATTAGACGCACAACTTCAGCTGTACGATAAAATTACAACCAAAGAAATCGACACGTCACTTATATTAAGCGCACGAGAAAAGATAGAGAAAGAGCCTAATTATAGTTATGCCGCAGCTCGACTTCTACTCAACACAGTATATAAAGAAGTATTCAAGGAAGGTGTTGACAGCGACGCTTTTCGATTGCAGTATCGAAAGAGTTTTATTCAGGGAATCAAGAAATTGGTTAAAAGTGGAAAACTGAACGAGCGCATGCTTGAGTATGATTTAACTCAATTATCTGAAGCACTTCGAATTCGTCGAGACAACTCTTTTAAGTATCTTGGTATTCAAATTCTCACAGATCGTTATTTTATTCGTGAAGACGACAAAATCATGGAAGCTCCACAAAGTTTTTGGATGAGGGTTGCCATGGGACTTGCTCTAAACGAAGAGAATAAAGAAGAGTGGGCGATTAAGTATTATGATCTTTTTAGTCAATTTTTGTATACTTCTTCTACTCCAACTCTTTTTAATAGTGGAACTGCTAGATCTCAGCTTAGTAGTTGCTACCTTAATACATTTGATGATAGTATTGACGGTATTTTTGATGGCGCTTGGCAAGAAGCGCGAAAAAGCAAGTATGCAGGCGGTCTTGGATTGGATGTTACTCCGTTTCGTTCTACAGGCTCTCACATTAAGGGAACAAATGGTATCTCTAGCGGATTAGTTCCATGGTTGAAGATTTATAACGATCTTTTAGTTGCTGTGAATCAAGGTGGCAAGCGTCCAGGTGCTGGATGTGCATATCTTGAACCTTGGCATTTAGATTTCGAAGACTTTCTTAATCTTCGTAGAAATACGGGTGATGATCGTCTACGCTGTCACGATATGAATACAGCATCTTGGATTCCTGATGAATTTATGCGCCGAGTTCAAAATGAAGATGCTTGGTATTATTTTGATCCTCGAGACACAGTTGGAGAAGATGGTAAAACTTTGCACGATTGTTTCGCTGAAGATTTTGACTCTCGTTATAATAAACTATGTAATCAAGCAGAAGAAGGTATTATTAAAAACTATCGAGTAGTTCCTGCAAAAGAGCTTTGGAAGAAAATGCTAAAGGTATTGTTCGAAACATCTCATCCATGGTGCACATTCAAAGATCCATGCAATATTCGTTATACTAATCAACACGAAGGTATTGTACATAGCAGTAATCTTTGCACCGAAATCACACTTCACACCAAAGCGTCTGAATATGATAAAGGCGAAAAAACAAAAATTGGTGAAACTGCAGTTTGTAATCTTGGATCAGTCAATCTACTCAATCATTTAAAAGATGACAATACTTTAGATTATGATAAATTAAAAAATACAATACATGTTGCTATACGAGCATTGGACAGTGTTGTTGATCTTAATTTTTATCCTACGAAAGAAGCAAGCAATAGCAATTTAAGAAATCGTCCCATTGGGCTGGGAATGATGGCATTGCATGATGTGTTGCACAAAATGAACATCAATATAGACAGTGATGAGGCTGTGAAATTTAATGATCATTTGTTTGAGTTTTATTCGTACAACGCTATTTCTGCAAGCTCGAATCTTGCAAAAGAAAAAGGTTCATATGAAACATACCAAGGATCACTATGGAGTCAAAATATTTTTCCAATAGATTCGTATAACGTTCTCACAGAATACAGAAAGGCTTCTGGTGTCGGAGGAGGTGAAACCCTTACATCTGAATGGAAAGAGCTTCGTAGCCACGTTGCCGAGCATGGAATGCGGAATAGTAATGTTATGGCGATCGCTCCAACCGCCACAATTGGTTATATCAATGGTGTCGAGCAAAGTATTGAACCAAATTTCTCGGTTCTCTTTGTGTATGAAAATAAAAGCGGCAACTTCTTTATAACAAACCAGCATTTTATTGATGACATGAAAGCAGTAGGTCTTTGGAACAGTAAAGTTGCCGAGCTTGTGAAAAGTGTTGATGGTGATTTATCCTTGCTTAATGGCGACATTCCAACTGAATTAAAAGAAAAATACAAAACAGCATTTGACCGCGATATGTTCAAGCTTATTGAATGTAATGCGACACGCCAAAAATGGATTGATCAAGCAGTCAGTTTTAACCTTTACAACAAATCTACCTCATTAAAGTATTTGAATGATGTGTATATGAATTGCTGGGAAGCTGGGCTGAAGACTACATACTATCTTCGCAATCGTGCGGCATCTAAAATTGAGAAAGCTAATACTGATGAAAAATCAACCGAAGCAACAGCTTGCAGCATTGAAGCTATGAAAAATGGAGGAACTTGTGAGAGTTGTCAATAAACTGATCTATTTTGAATTTGACAACGTTATACATATTTGATATATTATAAAAATGGAAACTAAAACAGGAAAACTTCTTACCGAGAACACCGCAGGTGTAAATCGCATCTTACCTCATAAACATAAATTTGCATGGGATTTATTCTTAAAAAGTTGCGCAAACAATTGGATGCCCACAGAGATAGGTATGCAAGCCGACATAAAACAATGGAAAAACGATGAAATTACAGACGATGAAAAATTACTTGTTAAACGCTGTCTTGGGTTTTTTGCTGGATCTGAGTCTTTGGTTGGTAATAATCTTTTGTTATCTGCCTTTAAATACATTACGGACGCTGAATGTCGTCAGTATATACTGCGCCAAGCGTTTGAAGAAAGTCTTCACAATCTTACGGTAGTTTATATATGCGATAGCCTTGATCTTGATATTGAAGAAGTCTTTGCAGCTTATGAAACTATTCCAAGTATCAAAGCTAAGGATGACTTCTTGATGAATATAACTAACGATATTAGTCGTCAGGATTTTACTCCCGACACAATCGAAGGAAAGCAAGAACTTCTAAGAAACTTTCTTACATACTGGATAGTTTGCGAAGGAACGTTCTTTTTTAGTGGTTTCGCTATGCTGCTTGCGTTGGGTAGACAAAACAAACTCCAAGGTATCTCTGATCAAATTAAATATACTTTGCGTGACGAAAGCTCGCATATTGCATTTGGAACTTATCTAATTAATACTCTTGTAGAACAAAATCCAGAAATCTGGACAAAAGAGATTCAGCAGGAATTTGTGGATCATATGAAAAAAGCGGTTGAGCTTGAAATTGCATATGCACACGATGTTTTACCAACAGGTATTCTTGGATTGAATGCAGACATGTTTGTTGATTATATGCATTTTATAGGCAATCGTAGACTGGAAGGTATTGGGTTAGATTATCGTTTCCCGAGCGACAAAAACCCGTTTCCTTGGCTTAGCGAAGTTGTTGATGTACAGGCCATGGGAAACTTTTTTGAGCGGCGAGTTCGAGAATACCAACAAAGCGGATCTCTAGAAGACGATTTTTAAAAAACTTTCTTAACTGAATCCCTGTATACAGGCGGGCTCTGGGAGAATTTATTGTTCCCATTGCCCGCTTTTTTATTGTATATTAAGGTATGGCTAAAATATTGCGAACTGAACAATTATCAGTCGATGGGGATAACATCCGATTGACTGCAACCGAGGGAAACTTAATAATCAATAGTGTTTTGGGGGACGATCTTACGCAGATCACATCCACCGTTAAAATAGGACAAGACATTTCTAGTTTATCCGTGAGAGATACAGGGTTTGATGAAGATGTATCTAGCTTGGCAGCAAATACAGAATCTGTAGAATCGATGTTGAGCAATACATCAAATTATTCTATATACTCTTTAGAAACTTCTAATTTAACTACTGGAGCAGAAAGTAACGAACAAACCATTGTTTTGGCCGACAGGGTTTTTGTGGGAAAACCAACTGTTACTGCAACATTATCTGGAGGCGATAATGACCCTATCATTGCAGTTATGATTTCAGACGTCTCTGAAACTTCAACTACTGGGGTTTACCAAGTCACATTTCAATTTTCTGACGAACTTCCTTCGTTAGGAGATACAAATGAAAGTACATCCTACAAACTAAATATATTGGCTAGCGTGCATGACTCTGGGGCGGTATATACAACTTCCTCTGAATCACCTAGCGAATCTTATGGATTAAGTCAAAGCTATGCAAATACAGATGTAGATTCTCATTTAAACATAACTGCTGCGAGCGACAATCAAATATTAAGTTGGAACGGTAGCGATTATCAATGGATTACTTCATCAGGAGGGTCAGGAGGCTCTTCAGCAACTTCTCCAGGTATTTTTGTGACAAATATAACCTGTGGGGATAATGCTGATTTTAATAATGGAATTACTAATTTAACAAAAGACACTTCTCAAACAGAGGTAGACGATGCCCTTCCTGTGTCGAGTGCGTTAATTGACACTCCAACAGCTAGAATTTACATTCAATGGGAAGCTGGATCCAGTAACTGGACGGGAACTCCTTATATTAATGGATCTCCAATAAGCTCATCAACTATCACTTCAATTGGTGGAGGTTATGTGAGAAGGTTTGAGGGATATGCAGATGTTGATTTAACAGATGATCGAGGTGAAACTGTTACAGTCACATATTCTTATGGAGGATTAAGTAAGGATGTAGATATAGAAGTTGCTGGTTTAGGACCCTCAGCTACAGCTGTTGAAGTTACTAGTTCTCATCCACATGGGCAGGATCACTATAAAGATGGAGACGATATAACTCTTGATATTACATTTGATTCTAGTGATGTTGATAAAATTTCTTTCGAAGGAGGAAATGATTTTGCAACGGGAACAATATCAGATAGTACAAATTTCTCTATGGATGGTAATACTGCAACCATAACCGTTCAAGCAAGAACTACTTTAACGACAGAAACTGCAGCACAATTTAAAATTACTGCAAAAAATGAATTAGGTACTGAAGGTGAAACATTTACCTCTACAAATACAACTGTCGATGTATTAAGTGGACCGGTTATTCTTTCTGCTTCTGTCGGTACATATCCAACAACTGATGGAGTGCAGCAATCAGAACTTAAAAATGGAGATAGTGTTCCTGTTACCTTAACTTTTGACACCAATAATGTGAATACAGTTGTGTTTTCTGGAGATAGTAATAATGCGAGCGGAAGTCAAACTGTTTCAAGTGTGAGTGTATCAAGTAAATCTGCAACAGTAAACATGAGTATTTCTGGAACAAATGTAAGCAATAATGCAGGAGGTCAAGACTTACCTTTTAAGGCTGCTGCAAAACACTCGACAACAAATGCTCAAAACGGGCCAGTTTTTAGTAGCGGAGATACAAAGGTAAAGGTAAATAATCAAACTCCAACTATCGCTACAGCTTCAATCACTTATCCTGATGGACAACAAGCTTTAAAAGACTCTGAACAAGCTACAGTAAACATGACTGTAACTAATCAGGGGTCGAATAATCCAGAGTATACATACTCTGATCCATTAGGCTCTGAATTAACTATCACTCAAGCTTCTAGTTATCAAGCAAATAAAAGTGTTTCCAGGCAGGGTGGCGGATACAATGTATCTAACGCTAATTTTAAGTTATTAGTAAAAAGAAGAGAAAATGGATCACAGTCCAGTAAAACAGCTATTGTGAATATCGCAAATACCGCTCCCAGTTTAAGTATTACCAGTAATAGTGGGACAAGAATGAGAAGTGGTGGAAATGATGTAACAAGTCAACAAAATTACAACATAGTAATATCAACTGGTGGGCAAAGATTGCTTCAAGCTCCTACTCTTGGCGCGCCGCATGGAACACTAGGAGCATTTAATCACTCTGAAACAGCTACTACATTTACAGCCAGTATGGGTGTGCATGATAGTGATTCGAAGGGGGATCATAATTACTCTTCAATTAATGCTGTAAATTTAGCAGGAAAAACCGTTACTTCAATTAGTAGTGGAGATCAATATACATTTGGGGGCTTTGTGTCTCGTACTATAGATTTGAGCGCGCAAACCAATGAAGTTTCAATTAATGTATTGCATGTCGACTACTCTAAGGTTACAATGAGTTGGAGTGGAAATTCGTCTGTAACTAGCAGACAAGCAATCGATACGACAACGCAAACAACAAATAGTTGGTGTCTAGCTAGCACTAACAGTGCACCTGTGACAGTTCGCATATTAGATTTTAGTAAAACAAGCGCAAGCTCTGTAGATACAACAATAACAATTCAAGAAACAGCATAAAATTATGGCAACAACAGATTCATTAGATTTCGAAATGCAACGCAGGGTTATTCTCTACAAAAGTGGCACTGTCATGCCTGACGGAAGCCTACTAGGCTTTGATGGAGATCCAAATAACGCGGGTACTGAAGATGCCGGTGAGAAATTAATATATAATAGTCCAGTAGGGACACTGTACGTAGATGACGATGGTGTCATGTATCGTAAGACTGACACAAATAACACGTGGGAAGCTATTGGATCCGGTTCTGGAGGATCAAGTTACGCTGATTCTGATGTGGATTCTCATTTAAATATTACTGGCGCATCCAGTGGAGAAGTGCTTGGTTGGGATGGCTCTGAATACACTTGGGTAACTCAAGCTACTGGCTCTAGCGGGAGCTCTAGTACTGGCGGCGGCGTATCACCTGGATACACAACCCTGACAGCAACAACAATAACAGTAGACTCAATTCTATACAGCGTTGTTAATGTACCGTTAGATGGTACAAGTGATAAATTTGAAATACCGGAGGTTACAGATGATAACACACGATGGAGGATAAATTTTACAGGTGGTACAAAAAACAAACCATACAAAATTAGACTGGCATTTACCAATATAACACCTCGCAACGCATCTGAAGGCACAGGAAATCCTGATATATGGCCTAACAGTGGCGACTTCGATAATGCACAATATTTTTATTATGGATGGGATGGATCATACTCGATAAGTAGCACAATCAATTCAGAGAATTATGGGTTCACCAGGTGGATGGATATGTATGAAGGAAGAGACGAACGGTATTTGGATATAGACGTTATGAATCGCTCACATTTAGTCAAATTTGAATTTAATCCGGATCGACTGGATGATGCCACCACTTACAATGGTGACCCTGCGACATACTCACTAGCTGAAGATGATAGCGACAATCAATGGGTTGTCTCTAGTGATGCTCAACTAGCTACTACATACAATGCCTACTGGTACATCACAGTCAACGGGCATCAAATTAATGGTGATTTTCAATCACCAGAAGGTCGGTTGATGGAATATTTTTATTTTTACGATGTTAATGGAGATATAGATATACAATATTTTGATACCGATATGAATATGCAAAGTGTAGATATGAGTGATATCTCGGACATACAAACGATAACATACAAAAATCAAACTGTAGTTAGTCAGGCAACGTGGTGGGATACAGACATGTTGAGTATAATTGAACAACCTTGTCATCATTATCGATCTAATTCTAATAACAGAACCACATATTACTCATGATTATATCAACACAACATAACGTCGCTGTTTTCAATGCACCTAAAACCGGTACGAGGTACATGTTTGGTAAATTTTATGACGCGAATGACGGTAAATGCTTTGGTTATAGTTTGCACGCGACACCTGCCGCTTTAACTAGAGCAGGAGAAATATTAAATGTTGATATTGATCAAATACATAAGGTATCTATTGCTCGCAACCCATGGGAAAGATATGCATCTTTATTTGAAATGCACTGGAATTTGAAAGAGCGATCTGAAGCAAAGTCGAATGAGTTTGTAAATTGGATAATGAGCGAACATTTCTCACGACATATAAAATCATTAGATCCGTATCTCATTAATGTTGATGAAGTTCTACAAGTAGAGCAATGGGATGAATGTATTAATAGACTAGAAGAGCTTTTGGATCATAAGATCGATCAATCACAAGTTTACCAGCCTGGATACCAATATGATGAAACCTACAAACAGTGGTATACACAACAAACAATCGACATCATTGCTGAAAAAGAAATCAAGACCATTGAGTTGTTGGGTTATACATTTTAAAAGCTGTAACGCAAAGATTGTGTCAATCATGATATAAATAAAAATCAACAAACCCTAAAACTTTAAACCCCAGAAATGGGGTTTTTTATTTGGCACGAAACTAGCAAATATATAAGCGTGAATATCAAAAACACAGTGTTTTTGTGACACACAGTCTCAAACAATTAAATATAAATTACAAAATGTCATACTATATCAACAATTCATACAATAAAAATACTAACGCATGGAGCAATCTACTTGAAGATTTGTTTACTGATTCGCTGTTTGACACAGTTGAGTCAAAACGTCGCGCGAACATTGTATCTAGAGAAAAGGAAATTGAAATACAATTAGAATGCCCAGGCATCGCAAAACAGGATATCAATTTATCTTGTGAAAATGGTGTTCTAAAAGTGGTGTGCAAATCACCGAAACAACAAGAAGAAAAATATCTACATCAACAATTTGAACCGCGCGAGTCGACCAATCTATTCACCCTCAAAAACGAACTCGACACAAACAAAATCAAAGCCACAAACAAAGATGGCATACTATACATAAACATGCCTAAAAAACAACAAAAAACAAAAAGAATAGAAATTACTTGACGAAACTATAATAAATCTATATAATCTACAGTTCAAATTATGAAAAATAAATTACTAACACTCGCTGCCTTGGCAGTTCTTTCTATTAACGCAGCTTCTGCTGGATCTTTATCCACTGGTTACGGCTCGGACGTGTTTCGTCGCGGATCTCTAATCGCAGAAGACTCTCTACAAACGTCCGCATCTTATGCTACCACAAAGGGTGGATTTGATGTTTCAGTCGGCGCACAAACCGCACATAGCGCAGGTGCAGATGGAGATGTTTACATTCTGTCTGGAGGAATTGGCAAGAGTCTCGGTTCACTACTTTCTGTTTATGGTGGAATTGAGCATTTTGAGCAACTCGATGGAGCAAGTAATCTTGATGTTGTATTGTCTGCTGATTTCAATACATTATTAAGTCCAACGCTTTCTGCAGCGCGTAATGTTGATGAAAGTCAATATACATTCGAGGCTGGTGTGTCTCACGACATCTCAATCAATAGTATTGATTTGTCTGTTCGCGGAACACTTGGTAATACAGATCTAAGCAGTGGCGATAATATTGATTATTATTCTGTTGGAATTAGCGCAAGTAAAAATCTTGCCAAAAATCTTGTATTATCTTTGAGTGCAGATCAGGTTAATTCTGATGCAATTGAAAGTGACTGTATTGTGGCCGCGGCATTGACTGCGAGTTTTTAATTATACTTTAAGTATAATTGTTCATCCAGCCCCCCAGAAATGGGGGGCTTTTTTGTGTCTAATTTTTAAATACCTTGTGGTTGAGGTATTAATCACTCCGCCCAAAAGTGGGTGGGCGGCATAGAGCATCAGCTAGGACCGCTAGGAGTCCACTCGTCAGTCGCTAGGATCGGAAGTGTCTCTGCCTTCGTGTACTCGGTCTTACCACTAAGAAAGGAGGGTTGGTCGCCCTTGTATTTAAGGATAAACTTACTATTGTCCAATGAGTATCTAAGCGTTGATTCGCTTGTTTCTGCTACTTCACTAAAATCAACAGTGGATAATTCAGATGATGGTACGATTACATAATTCATAATTATTAAGGAACTTGAGATACGAACGTTGGGCTGTTTATTAATGTCATGTTATTGCTTCCAACGTTATCAGAAACTGTGGGCGAAGAATCTCCATCCCCAAATCTCCACCAATGTGTGAGTCCCGTATATGCACTTAGATCAACTGCTTTGTCCCCCGATGCTGTACCCAAATTGGCGATAGATGACACATCAGAAGAAGAAAGCGAAGTACCTGTCCAAAGACCTATCTCATCTACATATCCATCGAATCTATAAAATGTACTTGTGCGGAAAAACTCACCTATCGACCAATCGCCATCAGCTTTGTCACCTCCTTGTTGAGTGCCGTTGATGTATAGTTTTAAATCAGTTCCATCGCCTGTTACCGCTAGATGATACCAAGTACCTGTTGATAATGTAGGGACGGTAAAACTATGAAGCGTACTTCCTGCTTTAAAGCGAATGGTACTAGCGTTAAGAATAAACCACCCTTGTGCCGAAAAACTTGACGCACCAACTGGAGCAAAGATAGTCCTAGTGGCTACACTATCAAAGTAGAACCACCCGCAAATACTCTTACTGCCTGACAGTGCAGAGTATGTAGTGCTTAGAGTAGCGTAGTCATCAATACCGTCTAGTTCTAGTGAGAAGTTATTATTAAATGGACCAGCCCCTAAATCACCTTCAACTAAATAAGTATTCGATCCTGTTGGTATGATGTTTAAAGATGCGTATTGACCCGCTGTTGATAAATTACCACTGTAACCAAAAATAGTAGCCGATCCTGAAGTTGCTACAGTAGCTTGACCAGCACCTGATTGAACAATCGTACAACTAAAGCCTGAAGTTAATGTATCGGGAACTGTGATGTCTATAGAGCTTGCGTTACTACAAACAATTACTTTTCCGTTATCGCTATCACTTAATGTACGAGCGGTTGTTGTTTCCGATACAGTACTAAAAAAAGCGGGGCTGAAGTTAGCTATGTCTGTGGTTTGTACGGGAGCCGCAGCCATTAGGTTAGTAACAGTTAATTGTTTTGTTGTATTATCGGTATCATCAACTACAGCTAGGAAATCAGCTCCATCTACTGTTGATAAAACTCCTAGTTCACTTATCTTTTTATTGGCCATGATTATATATACACATTAAAAATCTATTTGTTCAGACAGTTCTGTGGTTAAAATTTCTCCGTTCTCTGTGGTAAGAGAAGATGAGTTTTGTGATGTTTGCACATCAGATTGCAATGTTTTTATGTCAGATTTAATTTTGGAAACATCATCTTGCAACCCTCCTACATTTGATTGTAAAGTGGTGCCTGCTTGAATACCTGGTATTTTTGGTGTGTGACTCATTGTATGAAATAGTTTGATCCGTCGGTATATATACCTATAGCTTCGTATTGTATATCTAAAGTGTAAGAACCAGTTCCATCAATAGTTGCTCCATTTGGGGCATTAATTATAATATCTCCAGAAGAGCCAATTTTTTTGTGTTGAGATAAGTTGTTGTGGCCAGATGGAGCGGTAAGTGTTACTGAAATTGCTCCACCAGCTGTATCGTCATCATACAAAAAATGAGTATAATCTGATTCTGTTGTATAACTTGTTACTGTAACTGTTTTGAGGGAAAAATAATCTTGGTCTAATACAACAGGATTATTGTTAATATAAAGTTTGCCGCTAGCTTCGGACAACATAATATTATTCTCTGCAGTATTGCTTGTTGTGAGTAATATTTTATTAAAGCTTTGTGGTGCAGGCATAACTTATTTATTTTAAGAGTTAGGTTTTTCGTGTGTGAAACCTTTTTCTTTTAGTTCAAGATGTTGTTTGTATGTTTTTGCTTCAATAGTTTTTCCTGTTTTTGGATCATACATCATGTGAGGTTTAAAGTTTTTTTCTTCGTCTGCGGATTGAGCTTTTTTCCAAGCCTCTTTACTGGGACGATCTTTACTTCCTGGTTTTGCAGCTTTATATTTTTTACCCATACGTTTTTTCTTTTTTCGTATGTTGTCCCACAAACCATTTTTAGCTTCAGAACTTTCATCTGATTCGAAGGCTTCTTCAATATCCTCTTGATCGCCTTCTTCTCCCTTGGTCATTTTAGTAACACTTTTTTTGCTCCACATTTTACAGCTCCAGTAACGAGCTTTTGTTTTTGGTCCAGGATTTTCGCAATTGTGTCTAGCTCTAAAACTTTTTCGGCGAGCTGGGTCGTCTCGTTTTATTTCCATATTTGGATCACCAAAATTAACTTTTACGACATTACCTTTTTCGTTCTTTACATAAACTGAAAATTTCTTAGGTCCACCAGAAGTGCGAAATGGCTTGTTTAGTTTTTTGCCTTTGTTTTTTTCTGCAGCCCATGATTCTTCGTCCATATACTCCTCAAAACCTAACTCATCAGTTTCAATAAAAATTGTGCTCCACATTTCATTTGTGAAACTTGGATCTTCTTGCAATTGATTATTGTTCATGTCGAGCTTTGCTGCGATAAGATCTTCTTCTGTGAACAACTTATCTTCTTCACGAACTCCGTCATCCAAAACAATTCCTGCTTTTGCGATGTCTTGGTCAGCCTTACGGTAAGCATCTTTTACGTTAGATCCGCCAACCATTTTTAAAAACATATTTACTCGAGCAATGGCCCATTGACCGCGTGTTTTTCCTGGTCGCCCAAATTCGCTAAACATTTCTGATCCGCGGCGATATACTTTTTGTAATTGAGAAAGCGTTATTTTTTGAGTGTATTTTATGTTGTGAGCAACTACTTTTTGTTTCAAGGCATTTAATACTCTGTCTGAGAAGTTGTTGTTTTGATTATTCATAGTTATTTATTACACAAATTTTTGTTTATTTTCTAGATACCAAGCATATGTTTGTTTGAGCCCTTGTTCTAGAGCAGTTTTTGCAATGAATCCTATGTTTGATAATTGAGTGTTGTCCATTTTTTTACGGTAGGTTCCGTCGGGTTTGCTAGAGTCAAAGACGATCTCTCCTTGATAGCCCACAACCTTTTGTATCAAATGTGTCAATTCAAGAATAGATACTTCATCTTCGGATCCACAATTGATGTGCGAAATTCCTTTGTTGTATATGTCTGCCGCGTCAACATTTTCAAGGCAATATGTTATTGCTTGCGCCAGATCGTCAACATATAAAAATTCGCGCAATGGTTTACCACTTCCCCAAACTTCCACATTTTTGGCGCCACTTTCTTTTGCTTCATGTACTTTTCTTATTAGTGCTGGTAAAACATGTGAACTCTTCAAATCAAAATTATCTCGCGGCCCATACATGTTGCACGGCATAATCGAATAAAAATTATTATTGTATTGCTCGCAATAACTTTCGCACAATTTGATTGCAGCTATTTTTGCGATAGCATATGGTTCATTTGTTTTTTCTAATACATCTGTTAAGAGGCTTTCTTCTACAATTGGTATTTTTGCATCTCGAGGATATATACATGAACTACCAAGATTGATTAGTTTTTGAACATTATATTTACTTGAAGCATGTATTAGGTTGCTTGCTATTTGTAGATTTTGATAGATAAAGTCTGCGCGATATGTATTGTTTGCGAGAATGCCGCCAACCTTTGCCGCGCAAATGATTACTGCATCTGGACGCTCTTTCGCGAAAAAACTATCAACTTGTGATTGACTAATCAAATCGAGTTCACCACGAGTTCGTGTGATTACATTTTCGTAACCATTGCTTTGTAAATAATTGAGAACTGCAGACCCAACCATTCCGCGGTGACCTGCTAGAAAGATTGATTTGCGCTTCATTGAGTCAACAAAGCATAATCGCTTTGATACATCTTTTTTACCAATCCGTAAAAATCTGTTTTGCGAACCCAGCCCATTTCGTTTTCTGCAAGCGATGGATCACCGCACAATTCGTGCACTTCTGCGGGTCGATAAAATTTTGGATCAACTTCAAAAATTAGTTCGCCATCAACAGTATAATATTTTTCATCAGCTTCTGTACCTCGCGATTCAAATTCGATACCTGCGCATTTTAAAGCTTCTTCAAGAAATTCACGCACTGTGTGCATCTCGCCACTACCCAATACATAATTTTTTGGGGCCTTTTGATTGAGCATCAACCAAACACCTTCCATGAAATCTTCTGCATCACTCCAGTCGCGTTGAGCTTCAATGTTGCCAAGTTTCAAAATGGGGATTGTTTTGTTTGATTCTA